ATTGTTTTTGTTCACTTTTTTATTTTATAACCCTTTGTTTTTACAGGAAAAGAAAATGAAAAAAAGTTGACCACACCCCTTGAAATTTAGACCCCCAATCCCTATATTAGATAGGTAACAGAAACGATCAACAACAGGAGATTTGATCATGAAGGCACCAAACTACACCGCGGAAATGACCGCACGCATCATCGACGACTATCAGGCTGGCGTCACTGTCGAGGAGATTGCCGCGCAGATTGAGAAATCTGTTCGCTCGGTTCGCTCCAAGCTTGTCCGCGAAGGCGTCTACGTCGCGGCTCCAAAAGCTACGGCTCGGAAATCTGACGAGCCAACAAAAAAGGAACTGATCAACCATCTGGAAAGCATCGCGCCGTTTCCAGTCATGGGCTTCATGGGCGCGACCAAGGAAGCGATCAATGACCTCATCCGTCACATCGAAGCGCAATAAGCGCAACCCAATCGCGCAGACCCTGCGGGCACATCGCCCGCAGGTTGTCCGCTCTCGCAAGCACTATTCAAGGAAGGTGAAGCATGGCAAAATCAAAGCGTCAAATTATCGCTGAATTGACGGGGCTTTGCGCTCGTCCAATTTCCCCTACGCTCAAGATTCGAATGCTGTTCTGGCGTCAACAGCGGCTAAATCGCGTGCTGTCGCTGGCGCGTTATCACGTCAAGGTTTACGGCAGGAAAATTCAAAATTAAACGGGTTTTTGCTAATGAAAACAAGGACTTAGCCAGCCCCCGGCCCCCGCCGCTAACCCTTTGATTTTATTGACTTTTTGGCGAAATAACTTTTCTCATCTAGCTGAATAAAGCAAAATTAATCTACTTTAGGGACTTGAAAATATGACCAGCAATCCCCATATTATATATATGAACAAGGAGATTACTATCATGAACAAGACATTCTACACCGCTGGCAAAGTTTGGCACAACACGAAATTTCAGTTTCTGCGGGACGATCTCAACATGCCTGTCAAGGCACGCTGGATTGATCTCGACAACGATTCGGATTTCGTTCTAAACCACAAGGACAAGCTTTGGACGCTTTGCTACGAAGATGTCCGCGACAGCGATTTCGTTCTGTTCTACGCGGAAGATTTCAACGAGGAACAGCGCGGAGCGTTGGTCGAGATCGGCATGGCCTTTGGTTTTGGAAAGCCTGTCTATGCCGTTGGAAAATGCAAGACGGTTGCACCTAATGCTATCTCGGACGTTGCTTTTACGCACTTCCCAAATTGGCACTGGTTACCAACTAATGATTTGCGGATTGGCGCGGAGATGGCTCTGCGGATTGAAGCACAAAAAGATCAGATCATGAAGGAGATCGCGATATGAAAAACGTGAAAATCAAAAAGCTCGAAAATCGTATTCGCTTTGGCGGATTCACTTCTGGCGCTGAATTGCGTCGTGCCGTAAGGATGCTGGCAGCTATCAAAGCTGAAATTGCCAAGCGTGAAGCTAGAAAGGAGACTGCATAATGCCCTATATCCCACAGGAACGTCGCGCTGTTATCCACACTGAAATGGAAAACCTCGGCATTGATTGGGCACCCACCAATGCTGGGGATCTCAACTATGTCATGAGCCGTTTTGTTGACAACTTCATTATCGAAAACGGTTGTCGCTATGACAAAATCAACTCGATGATTGGCGCGTTGGAATGTTGCAAGCTAGAATTGTATCGTCGTCTTGCGGCTCCATACGAGGATCAGGTTTTAGATGCCAACGGGGACGCCTATACCACTGTCCCCAAGAGGGAAGGGGAATACTGATGGAATTTTATCTTGCATTTATGGGCCTGATGGTCGTACTCGCTAACCTACCACTATAGAGAAAGGGGATTAAATCCCCTTTTTTCCTTATAAATCAATGGGTTAGCCAGCCTCCGGCGCGCGGCCGTAACCCATTGATTTTAAACGATTTTTTATTTTACAACCCACTGAAAACATTGAAAACTTTTTTTCGATTACCCCTTGAAATTTGAGGCAGCAATCCCTATATTAGATAGATGCAACAGCGAGGAGCAATCATGTCTATTCAACGCAACGCTTACGTCGTCATGGATACAGAAACATCATTCCGCAACGGTCTGGTCTTCGACTTTGGTTGGACTACCATCACCCGTCGCGGCGAGGTTCTCGGCACTGGCGATCTAAATTTCCTTGATGTCATCTGCAAGGAAAAGCCCTACTACGTCAACAAGATTGCTGGCTATGCCAAGCGTCAGCGTCATGGTATCCATCGCGTGACAACTTTTGCGGCTGGTCGCCGTCTGTTCAACGCACACCTTTCATGGCTCAAGCGTCAAGGCTATAGGATCATCCTTTGCGCCTACAACGCGGGTTTTGATTGTCGCGTTCTCGGTGAGACTAGCCAGCGCATGACAGGCAAGCGATTTCTGATGCACTCGGTCGATCTCTTGGACATTTGGGGCAACTGGGCCAACAGCGCACCCAAAGCCTACGATGCGCCGTTGACTGCTTCAGGTCGCTTCCTGTCTACCACTGCCCAAAACGTCTATCGTTTTGAGATGCAGATGCCTGATTTCATCGAGGCTCACACAGCAGCAGACGACACGCGGATTGAAGCGCAGATTTTGATGCGCGTTCTTCGTCGCAAGAAAAAGCTGCACGTTGTTAAATCACCGCGCGATTTTCAATCCCACATCTGGGAACTTTTCGAGGTTACAAAGGAGACTGCACATGTCTGAAAATTTCATCATGCTCCCCGTTTTTGGTTGCGAACAATGCGAGGCGATTGTGGAGGCCGTGGGCCTTCACTCCGCCACCGCTTGCATCGAATGCGAGGAATACGGGGAAGGCGAGGTCGTCATCCCCGAGGAGATTGGCCGCTGGTCAACTCCGCCCGAGGATTACGATGACGGTCAGCCAGACTGGGCGCAGGAATGGCATGACTTTGACCCTGAATGTTAATCAGGGTTTTTGTCAGCCTTTTCAAAGGGTTGCGCCGGGCCAAGGTTTAATTCCCGTTTTATTCAATGATTTCAATGAGTTAGCGGGCCCCCGGCGCCAAACCCCATTTTGTCAATGATTTCAATGCTTTACAGGCTGCAATTAAACCAACAAAATGCAATGATATCAAGGGGTTGCACCTGTCAACAGCAAACTTACGGGCCATTCTTCAAGTCGCGACCAGGGCAGTCTCGCCCTGCGCCAGAGTGGATATGCGATTGTCAAGTAGAAAGTCAACGCAGATCGTCGCAGATGTGCAAAAAAATAGATAGTCTGTGCGTAGCACCAGTAGTAGTTCGACGATTGTCAAGTAGAAAGTTAACGCAGATTGGCGTAAGTGTGGAAAATAATTAATGTTACCTCAGTGTAACATTAACTCGGATAATGTTAACTTGAGATTACATTAATATTTTTTTACGATCAAAAGTCACTTTACGCTTGATCCCTGCCCATCAATTGATTATAATGGGTTCATCAAGACAGAGAGAGGGTTGAGACAGTGTGGCAAAAAGCGAAGAAAAGGTTCACTTTTGACTTGCTCAATCCTTTCAAGCCTGTTAATATAACACATAACAATCAGAGAGAAGGAGACTGCAACATGGCAGCACAAGTAAACTACACCCCAGAACTGACCGCAACCATCATTGAGCAGTACCAGAACGGTACCGATGTGGAATCAATTGCGGCCTCCATTGACAAGAGCGTCCGTTCGGTTCGTTCGAAGCTGGTTCGTGAGGGTGTATATGTAGCCAAGCCAAAGACTGCTGCAAAGCGCGATCAGGGGCCGACTAAAAAAGAGCTTCTGAACGAACTTGAGTCCACTGGATTCGACGTGGTAGGCTTTGAGGGTGCTACTAAAGAAGCCATCACTCGCTTGATCGCGATGGTGCAATAAGCTAGAGAGGCAGGGTTTAGTCCCTGCCTCTTTTTTTTAACTAAAGGATGAACCATGCCTGGTATTAGACTATCATTTATTAGAGACGATGCCCAAGAACAATGGGTTGAAAAGGTTGAAGATATTCAACCAGCTACAGACACCACCTATGTGTGGAACGCCGAACAGATTAAGGCCACCAGAGAAGGATTGCACGAGCTGTTCGATAGATTCATTGATAGCACTGGACTCGTCGAAGAAGATTAGTGCTTGCACGGCGCCACTGCACCAGCCCAAGTGTCAAGTCGAAAGTCGATTTTCGTGGATGGATTGCTCTTAACGTAGTTAAGTCTACAAGTGTGCATGCGCCAGTGCAAAAACGAAGTGCAATGTCGATTTACGTGCTAACACTAGTGCAAAAGTTCAAAAAGCGTCTAGTCTACGGCTAGACCCCTCCCCACCCTGGTATAATAACACATAAAATAACCATTCAGCAAGCCTGCACTGGCTCCCTACGGTCGCCATGCACAAGAAAAGGTCAATTTTAGTGCTTTTTGGCAACAACTGACCAGAAAACATCAAAAATAAGAAGAAATAGTACAAAATTGGCATAAAAACGGAGTTTTTTAGTGATCTGGCACCCTAAAAAACGAGAAATCACTTGGCACGCGGGTACCAAAGGCAGCCCCAAGCGAACTCCGTTCGCAAGCTGATCAATAGATTGT